CGCCGCGGATGAAGTCGGCAATGCCGGAGATGCGGTCGTGATCCTCCCGGTAGTTGCCCCGCGCCTGCCACCAATCGACCGGGATCGCGGCATCGGGCACGGGAATGATCGACTCGGTGAGTTTCGCATCGGACTCGATCACCACCCCATCGACCGGTGCCACGAGTTTCGCCATCTCTTTCTCATCAAACGCTCCACGCGAGGCCACATACTTACGGAGGAACCGCTTGACGTGATTGAGGATCATCGAGGACAACTCGTTGTAGGCGTCCTGCTGGTAGATGATCTGATAGAGGTCGGGTGGACCGTAGAGACAATCGGGGTGTTCGGTGAAGGCGAGCGTCTCGGCGGGGAAACTCTCACTCTTCAGCGGCCAATCGTCAAACTGAAGGACCTTCTCGTGGTCATCAGCGAGCGTGACAAGCTTTCCTTCGCGCTTGTCCCACATTTCCCACATCTGCACCCGCATGAAGTCTTCATCGCGCCCGCGCACCTTGTCATATTGGCGCATGGGCCCGCCGACCCCGGTGTAGTCGGTCTTCATGCCAATCGTGGCCTTGAGGTCGCGGGTGTTCTTGTAGCGCGGGTTCCGCTTGATATCGTCAAGCCGGGCAAGCCAGCCAAAGGCAATCCACCCCGCATCACTGAGATCGGGGTAGCGGGCCTCGGGGTCCACACGGAAGTCAAGTGGGCTCCACCGTACCGCAAAGGGCGAGTCGCCCTTGATTGCCTCATTGACCTCAAGTAGTTCAGCCTCATCGGTCTCAGCCACGACCTTCTCGGTCTTCAGCGTGTAGCCGAGCTTCATGATGCCGAACGGGGCGAGAAGCGAGTCGACGAGGCAGCGCCGAACCTGCTTGTTGATCCTGAGGTCGCGCCACCGCCAGTTAATCAGATTCTCTTTGGCGTGCGCGGCGGCAAGAGCGGGAACGGGTTTGCCGTTGATGAGCTGGGCCGCCGTGGGCACGGGTTTGCCATTCGGGCCCGGCATGGGCACGGTCACCGTGGCTCCCACCGGCTTGACGAACACCTTGGGGTTGCGAAGGGCCAACACGGGCAGCATGACTTTGATATCGGCAAACAGCAAATTGGCGACGACACGCGGAATTGAGGCATCTTTGCCGACCGCCGGCCACTGATCCCCCTTGAAATACTTCGTCATGAGTTCGATCTTGGGGCGGGCCTCGGCATCAAACTGCTGGTGGGCAAGAGTCAGGCTATCTCGATAGCGGTTGACTCGATCCTCGCTGAGACGGACCCGAGTGGCCACCTAGCGTACCATCGTCGGCCACACGGCCCGGTCACGCTCAAGCTTCTGAAGCTGCATCTCGTAGGCAAAGGAGCCCTTAGGGGTACGGTTCACGAGGGTGCGCGGCTGTGGACGGCTCATTACCGCATAGCGCATGGCGTCCATCGCGTGATCGTCCCCAATCGTCAATTCCTTTGCACCCTCCTTGTCTCGATCTCGGTCCCAGCGATAGAACGCCAGCTCGCTCACGGTCTTGGGACAAGCGCCCCGAAGTAGGGTGAGTTTCCCACTACGAAAGGCGTTACCCACCAGTAATCGCCCAGCTCGGCGGTCGCGGTTGCTGGGGAATGCCGGGACACCGAATCGGCGAAGATCGACAATGCTTTGGGCCTCTGACTCATCGGCGACGGTATAGAGGACCTTCTCGTCCCCGGTGAGCCGCTTGATGATCTCGGCGTGCTCAGCCATCGCTCGACCCGCCTGGTAATACTCGCGGTAGAGGATCAACTCGCCCTTCTGGGTGTGGTGTTCAAGCGAGTCTTCGGCAACGGCAAACCAGAGACACACAAATGGGTCTCGATAGCCAAAGTCGATCCCACGGATACGTCGCCACTCGGGTGGGATCGTAAAGGCGTCACGGATGTTGCGGGCGGGGTCAAAGTCGTGCCCATAGACGGTTCCCGAGTAGAACACCCACTTCCCAAGATACTGCTCTTGGAAGACCGGGTGGGCCTCGCCATAGAAGCGGCGTTTCTCGTCAAACTCGGCCACCGGGTAAATCGGGTTCCCGGTAACCGGCCAGGTATAGGAGGCTAACGAGGGTTCATCCCCCGCCAACCCTTTGAGCCAGAGTTCGTGGAGCCAGAGGGCGCCGGCATCGGGGGTGGTCGGGAAGATGGCATAGCCCCGAGTCGTAGCGAGGGTGGGTTCGAGGTAGCGGAACCACACATCGGCCGGCATGGTCGCGGCCTCGGCCATGATGAGGCAATCGACTTCTTCCCCGAGCAGCGACTGGGGCTTGTCAGCCGACTTGCCCACGATCGTGCTGCCCCACGCGGTGAGAATGAAGAGGTCGCCGCCCTTCTTCGAGTCCCGCGCCAGCACAGGCTTGGGCCAGCCCAGTTTCGGCCCGACGCGCATCAAGTCGTCCCACAAGTAGCGAAACTCTTTCTCGGCTAGCTCGTAGGTGGGGCCCACGATCCAGGTGCGAGTGGGCTTGGGACCACTCCCATCTGGGAGGGCTTCTCGACCCAACACAATGGGGAGTGCCTTCTTGGCTGCCGTGTAGCTCTTGCTGGACCGCCTCGGGCAGATCACGACATGGAGCCGATGCTCCCAGTCGAGAAGGAACCGATCTTGCTCAGGATGACCGCGCTGGTAGCCCAGTGCGTCATAGAGAGCCAACTGAGATTGGGGAGTCCACAGAGGTAACCCACTCATATCGAGACGAGCCCTTTCGATCGGCACTGATGGCCTGCATAACGAATCGTGCAAGACGAGGCTTTACATGCTGAAAGGTGGGAGAGATAGCACCGTACCGAGGGGGTGCCAGGGGAGGGGAGCGGCTATCTACCGATCAGCATTGACAGATTGGTACACTATTTGCAGGCGAGGCGAACAGCATCGAGTAGCCTCGAGTACCTGAGAGCATTGACTACCCTATTATACCTCTGAGGCATCGGTAGTATGATAGCATCGTATAACTACCTAATATCATACACTAATACTGCATAGAGTCCGATAAGAGTCTATTGTGTCAACTAGATGTCAGAAACAGTACACTAACAGTCGAGAGTGTATCAATATTGTACATATAGAGGAAGATGTGAGTCGAGGACACTCAGATATTGGGGCAGGAAGCAAGTCAGTACCATTCACGAGCATCATCCAGCGCATCCTTGATCGCGTTGAATGCCTCTTCGAGCGAGACGAAGTATCCCTCGTCGATAATCTTGGTAGCTTTGCGCGTTGCGTTGACGATGACGAGGTCGTCACAGATGGCAAGTTCAACGTTCCAGGCTCTCATGCCTCATCCCTCTGTCGAGCGTCAAGTAATGTGACAATCTACGGCACCGTGCCGACAATTATGGTCACTGGATACGGTGTTATTGTCTCATATGGGAATAGAAAGCCTGTAACTATGTGGATTGATAGAACAGGCCCGGCAGGTCATGTTTGGTAGGAGGATTGCAGGGTACTGAGGTAACGGAGGGTCGCATATGGACAACAAGTACCCAGAAACCACCAGTACGGTGAGATCACGGAAGCACACACACGGGATCGCGTGTAGCGTCGGCACCCGTGAGTGTGGCTATTGTGGACGGCAGACAGATCGCTATTGCAGCTCCCCAAGCGGTCGCCGACGTTGCCAAAGTTGTTGCGATGCCGGTCGGGGAGACAAATCGTAACAAGGGCCCGGATGGAGGTAGACTATGGAACGTCACTACTGGGGCAACGTTGACTATCCAACCAACGCGGCAGCCAAGCGGGAGCGTGATGCCCAGGCACGCGCGTGGCGCCGGGAAGGCTACCGTGTGACGTGCGGGCGTCTGACCATCCAGCTACGTCCCTATGGTGGCTTGGGACAGCCCGACGGGCGCACGGGGCATGTCTACATTGTGAGACGGGAGGATCAGTCATGAAAGGCCCGTACACGCTCGACAAGCGGGACTGGTCAGGCTGGACTCCACCCGTCCATGAAGTACTCGACAATCAGCCAGCCGACCGCCGCACTGAGTGGTGGGCCGTCTGGGCACTGGCTATGACGATCGCCCTAACC